GGGCAGACTTGTAGGAGCGATAGGTAGATGCACATCTTATTCAGGACAAGTTAAATGGAGGCGTTATGACAGGACACCCACTGTATTCACTCGTGTTGTAGGTAAACCCAGTGGTGTAGTGATAGTAGTGGAAGACGTTATCAGCGCAACGGTGGCAGCTAAACTATTTCCTGGATTAACAGGTTTGGCTATACTTGGCACGTCATTAAGTGTATCCAATATGCAACACTTAGATAATTTTTACAAGGTTATAGTAGCATTAGACCCTGACGCTGCATATAAAACACTAGAGTACAAGAGAGAGATAGAGGCTTACACAGGGTTGGAGACTATAGCTTTAAGACTCTATGATGATATTAAATATAAAGTAGAAGCAGACATTAAAAAACTAGAGGAGATAGTATAATGACACCAAGAGAAGAAGCAGAGATGGAAGCAAAGCTAACACACGAAGCGTTTATCAAGTGGGTAAAGTTTACCTTCTACTGGATAATGGCAATGCTAGTGGTACTAGCGTACTTCAACTTCGGAACAGATACTGAAACAGGTAGCCAATACAACGGTGAAGTATATGCACCAAGAAATATAGGAGACAAATAATGCAACCAAAGAATGTACCATGCCATATCCGTATCAAGGTAGAGCCAACGCAACAGCAGAAAGGTAAAGCTTGTCGCTTACACGGTAAAGACTTCAAAAGCATAGCTGACGCTGCTAGACATTGGAATGTGAATTACTCGTGGGCAGCAGAACAAGTCAGTAAAGGATGGAATAAAGAGGATTTTCCTCAAAAGCACAGGAAGAGTTATGTCTGAACATTACTGTACAACAAAAGGTTTAGGATGGGCATTCTTAACGTGTGCATTCTTGATAGTGGGTGTACCTGTACTGATGTGGTTAGCCTTGGAGGGTAGCAGTTGGTATGAAACATTTAGTTTAATGAATCCAATGTGGTGATGAAATGAAGTATATAGTACAGATAGAGATAGACACTGGTGAATTTTTTTATGCTACAGGTAAAAATGTGTTCACTGTTCACGATAAACCATTGATCTTTAACACTAAAAAAGAAGCACAGTTAGAGGCTAACAGATGGAATACAGGAAGGGTAGTAGAGTATGAAGAAGACAGCAATAATAGATGAACGTGTACCGTTAGGTAAAGTCTACGTTGACTTGACAGTAGATGAAGTGTTAGAGGCATGTAAAAGATATTCATCAGACAAAGCTTTTGACGAAGAGTTGGCTAGAGTTTATAACAAGGAGACAAGTATTGACTAAACTAGATATATTAGAAGAAGAATTAAGCAGACTAGAGTTTTATATGCGTATACCTACAGTAGATAAAAACAAAAAGCGAGAGCTTGAAGTAGAGTGTGCTTATAAACAGAAGATGATACAGGATAGAATAAATCGTAACAACATACGTGAGTCCTACAAAGAACAACGACTATAAAAATATAAAGAGGAGACACACATGATGGAACTAGCATTGATCCGCACTATGCTGGATAAAGAGTTCTATGAAAATCATAAAGGTATACGTTGTCCTGATAAGATATTCAGTAAAGACACACGTAAGATCAAACAGACTCTAGACTATGCTATGAGTACGTATGATAAAAACCTTACACCTACTGAATTAGAAGCTTTGTTTTTTGTTAACAATACCAGTATGACTACAGCTAATAAGCAAGTCTTTGAAGAGTTGTTTAATAAAATATCACGAGAGAAACCTCTTAACAATGACATAGCAACAGATGTATTATCTAAATTATTTCAACAGGTAGTAGGTGAAGAGATAGCAAACCTTGGGTTTGATTACGTAAATGGTACACAGTCTAGCCTCGAACCTTTACGAAGTCTTTTAACTAACTATCAAGATGACTTCATGCCTAATCTCAAGGTGGAATGGGATGACATAAGTATTGAAACACTATTAGAAGCCAATGACATACAGTCACAATGGAAGTGGAACATACCTTCGCTTGGACGTAAGGTAGAAGGGATAAGCGGTGGACACCTTATTGTAGTAGGTGCTAGACCTAACACAGGTAAGACTAGCTTTCATGCTAGTTCTATAGCTGCACCAGAGGGCTTCGCTCATCAAGGTGCTAAGTGTATGATACTGTGTAATGAAGAAAGCTATGAACGTGTAGGTGCAAGATACCTCAGTGCTGCTACGAGTATGAGTATGGATGAAGTCAAGACTAACATGGCGGTGGCTGCACTAAGATATGATCCAGTAAATAAAAACATATTCATCAAAGACAGTACAGGCAAAGACATGTCTTGGGTTGAGGCTATCATCAAGGCATACGAGCCTGACATTGTAGTGCTTGATATGGGTGATAAGTTTGCATCCAAGACAAGTGACAAGTCAGACATCTATCTTAAGGAAGCAGCCATACATGCACGTAACATAGCGAAGCAATACAAATGTGCAATCATATGGATGTCACAACTGAGTGCAGCAGCAGAAGGTTTAGTGCATCCTGATCAATCCATGCTTGAAGGTAGTAAGACAGGCAAAGCAGCAGAGGCTGACCTGATGATTCTTATATCAAAGAACAAGGTGGTTGAAGGTCAAGATGAAGATGAAAGTAGCCAACGGCATCTTTGTATAGCTAAAAACAAACTCAAAGGAGGATGGCATGGAACTGTTCATTGTGAGCTTGATGGAGATAGGAGCCAGTACCTACCATGAGACTTATATTAGATGTAGAAAACACAATTACTAAGCGTCAAGGTAAAAATATTCTTGATCCGTTTGAGCCTGGATTAGAACTTGTTCAAGTAGGTGTACAGAATGTAGACAATGTAGATGAGACACACTTGTTTACCTTGAATCACAAAGAGGATCAGGACGTAGGTGGATCAAGGGCTAGAAACATACAGATTCTACTAGACCATACAACATTACTGATCATGCACAATGCACAGCATGACTTGATGTGGCTATGGGAGTCGGGCTTCAAGTATGACGGTGACATCTATGACACGATGTTGGCTGAGTATTTACTACAGCGTGGACAGAAAGAACCCTTAAGCCTAGAGGCTTGTGCTGAACGTAGAGACTTAAACTATCAGAAACAAGACACTCTTAAGGAGTACTACAAGAAAGGATACAACACCAATGAAATACCTTTACAAGAGCTTCTTTTTTATCTTAGGAGTGACCTCGACATTACTCGTGAGTTGTTCCTTGCCTTGGAACAAGACTACGCCCAACCAGATTCAGCAACCTTACATAGAGTCAGAAGTGTTACCTTCAGCACCTGTAAAGCCCTTACCCGAATGTACATGTCAGGATTCAGGGTGGATAGAAACACCTTACAAGAAGTTAGATTAGAGTTTGAACAAGAGAAAGCTGAGATAGAGGATAGACTGCAGCGCAAGACTCGTGAGCTTATGGGTGACACACCTATCAACCTCAACAGTCCTGAGCAAGCATCTCAAGTTATATTTAGTAGGCGTGTTCACAATAAAAAAGAATGGGCTGACTTGTTTGACTACACTGAAACAAAGAAAGAGTTTGAAGAAGCAATAGAAGCAAACAGTTCTATCATTAGAAAGACTAAAGCATCTACCTGCACTAACTGTAACGGTGGTGGTAAAGTTTGGAGGACAAGAAAAGATGGTACGCTATACAAGATACCAAACATATGTAAAAAGTGTGAGGGTAGAGGATACCTTCTGACGCAAACAAAACAGGTAGCAGGGCTGTGTTTTTCTGCTCCAAGTAAGAAGTGGATAAGCGCAAATGGTTTCAGCACTAGTAAGGGTAATCTTGAAAGCCTTATGGCTACCGCTACAAGCAATGGCATGGAGTCTGCTCTTGCTTTCCTTACTGACCTTAAGCGTCTTTCTGCTATCAGTAGTTACCTTAGTAGCTTCGTGGATGGTATCGAAATATTTACCAAGCCCAACGGATTCCTACACGTTAACCTTACCCAGCATATCACCAGTACAGGTAGATTTTCTGGACGCAATCCCAACATGCAAAACATGCCAAGAGGAGGAACGTTTCCAGTAAAGCGTGTGTTTGTATCACGATGGAAAGGTGGACAGATAATGGAATGTGACTTTGCTCAACTTGAGTTTCGAGTTGCTGCATTCCTCTCACAGGACAGCACAGCCATGCAGGAGATCGAAACAGGATTTGATGTACACTCCTACACTGCAAAGGTTATCAGTGATGCAGGACAGCCTACAGCCAGGCAAGCAGCAAAAGAACATACCTTCGCCCCACTCTTCGGAGCTACAGGGTATGGTAGATCTAAGGCTGTAGCCGCCTACTACAAACACTTTAATGAGAAGTATCAAGGCGTAGCTAAGTGGCACAAACAATTAGGTAAAGAAGCACTAAGACTTTTTAAGATAGTTAATAAAAGCGGTAGACAATACGCTTTCCCTGATGTTGTAAGAAGAGACAATGGTAGTGTGTCACACTTCACTATGATAAAGAACTACCCTGTCCAAGGATTTGCTACAGGTGACATCGTACCTGTAGTACTGCTAGAGTTTGACAGATTGCTTGAGCATCTACAGTCATGCTTAGTCAATACAGTACATGATTCAATGGTGGTAGATGTACACCCTGATGAAGTAAAAAAAGTTTTAGGTATTGTAAAAACTGTAAACTCTAATTTAAACAATCTCATACGAGATGCATACGATGTAGAAATGAATGTTCCTTTGTTATTAGAAGCAAAAATAGGTAATAATTGGCTTGACACAGTGGACATTTAAGGTATAACTATCCATCTTTAACTTTAACAGAAAGTAAGTAAAACAATGAATACAGAACTAGCAATACAAAACGATTTAGGTATGTCTCTTGCAGAGGCAGTGGGTGTAACTCCTCAAAGCGGTGGCGGTGAGAGAAAGACATCTACTTTAAATAGAGTAAACTTAATGCACACAGGAATCATGGGTGAGATTGAGGTAAACGGCAAACCTATAAAGACTGAAGTTGTACCTTCAGGATCATACAAGATTACAAGAGGTGAAGACGATGTTGTTTATGCAACTAGTCCTACCATACGTATCTTTGCAATCAGACAGCAATGGTCTAAGTGGGATTCCAAAGACGAGGTGATGATGAAGACTGTCATGGCTAACGATCTTAAAGGGGATCTTAAAGATAATGCTGGTACTTTTAATCTTGGTAGACCATCAGGTTACATCGAAGATTGGGATAGTGTTCCTGAAAAAACTAAGGATCTGATTCGTAGCATCAAGCGTAAGAAGATTCTCTTTGGTGAGTTGACTGCATCAGGTGTTACGGATGAAGCAGGTAATCCAGTAGATGATATTACTGCTATGCCTTTCTACTTTGAAGTACCTCCATCAAGTATAAAGTCTTTAGATCTAGCGGTTAATACATTAGGGCGTAAGAATATACTGCCTATTCAATGTACATTCAAGTTAGGTTCTAATATAATAGACTCCAAAACAGGTAACAACTTTGCTGTTATGACTTTAGCTGCAGGTGACAAGGTAGAGTTAGAACAAAAAGACCAAGAGATATTACATAACTTCTTGGCTTACATCACTACGGTTAACTCTTATATTCTTGAGCAGTGGGATGAAAAGAATAAAGAGTCTATATCTGATGATGATGCAGAACTTGTTACACAGTTCGTCAACGTAGAAGAGGCAGATTAATGAACCACCCTGCTGAACTGGCAGTCTTTGAGTACCTCAGCAAAGCTGTCAAAGGTGAAACAAGTATGGCTGAAGACATTCGTAAGCAAGTCGCTTCTGATGTTGAGGCTGCACTAGAGAAGCAGTTCAGTAGTGGGCCTCGTGACAAGTTTAGATTAAGGATGTC